TGCCATCAGATGCGCGGTAGAGGTAGTAACCATTGAAGAGGACCTTGAGGTATGCCTTGCGCGGGCTGTTCGACGTCGGGCCAGACGGCCGGTTGGGATTCTTGACAGCATGTGCGCTTACCCTGATATGAAGACGACCGACTCCATCACCGACAAGATCCATCGTTCGGCTGAGATAGTCTGTAGGAAGCGCGTTGGGATCCAGGTTGTAGCGCGCAATGATGCTTGCCGACTGATAGCCGTCGCTACTGTCCTCAGACTTCGACACGACGCCGAGATCTTCCGTTGCCGACCATCCATCCGGCAGGTCGCCACTCCACTCTTCGAAACTGCCATTCTGGATAATTGTGCCGGAGGATTTCTTTGGGACATACCGGCATGTCGTTGTCTTGAAGGCCTTCTTAAACGGCTTTCGACCGCCCTTCAAACGCTTTCCGTATTGGTCACCCTCGACGATAGTGACAGCAGGTGTCTCGGTGTCATCGGCTACATATACACCGTCTTTGTCATACTCGAAATAATGGTAGTTCGTTTCTTTCAGCAGCTCACGCTGTATCACCCACCAGATGCCGCTATCTTGGTAGAGCTGCAGGCCGAATCGCGAAAGGTATTCCCGGAAGACGTCGATCGTGTTCAAGACCTCTTCGTTGTCTCCGCGTTGGGCAAGTCGGTCGGTGTATATCTTGTAAAGAGGATCTTCCGATGCGAGGATGTCGGGTGTGAACCAGTTGCTGGCAAAACGGATGTGGAGATCAAGACCCAGTTGCTTTAGGATGTCGGCAGCACACTGGACAATCGAAACCCGGCCGATCTCCTCAAAGCCTATTCCTTCGAGTTGACCGAGTCCGTCGATCGCCACGATCTTCGTCGACTCCGGAGCCAGATCCAGCGAGTCCTCGAATCCGTCAGTGACGATCTTGCCAAGCCAGTAGACGTTCGATCCCTGCTTGATCCGAAGGCGGAACATTTCTTCGTCGGCATTGAAGATCTCGGCCTGCAACGCTTTTGCTTTGTCAAAAACCAGGATTTCAACACTGGAAGGAAGGATCGGCTCGTAGACGTCATCGCCTTGCTGCCCCCATCGCGGAACAATAGCAGGCTTTCCAAGCTTGATCGTCGTGACATCTCCGGAGTAACCGTTCTTCAGGATCTCGGCAGTGTAGGTCGACCCGTCGATCGATGTGCCACTACCACTATATTTCACACCGTAATCCATTGCTAATCCGCTGAGTCGTATCTCAATCCAGACCGTTTTCCTTTGACCTTCGCCTCCCGCGTCACAGCAATCAACTGATCGCCACGCGCCTTCCATTCGATATTCTCGAGTCTCGTGATCGCATCCTCGAAACGAGTCATCAGTTCCCGGTCGAAGCCACTCACGTTCGATTTCGCTGTCTCTGCTACACTCTTGGCAAGGCGCACATTCAGTTGCCTATCCTGCTCGATTAGCATCCGTGGGATCATTTCCGTCCGGGCGATCTTGTAGAAATCTTCCTCCGGCGCGATGATCTCCGGCTTGAAGCCCTCGATGAATCCGGCTTCGCCCCTCTTGCTCTTCCCACCTTTTTCGAAACCGGCCATCGACGCGACCTTCACTGTTCCAAGGCCTGCCAGCACTGCACCGGTCCCGATCGCCGCAGCTCCACCAAACGTAGCGATCGACACGAGCGTAGCAGCGGCCGAGGCGGCCGCAGTGATAATCTCCATTGCAGCCGTCGTCGTCGCAACCGTCCCCGCCATCAATACCTTATCGATGATCCAATTCTCAAGTGCCTTCGCAGCCATCTCTGACAACGCTGAGATCACCGTGTTCTGCATCGAAATCCAAACGGCATCCCAGCTGTTGGCTGCCTGGCGGTGAACCATCAACAATTCCCCGAACATTGACCGAACGCCAGAGGTGAGACCATTGATAAGCGACATTTCAAATCCATGCGTCTCTGCCCATGCCTGGCGCCTCTGTTCCTGTGTTTCTCTTTCCTTCCTGAGCAGCTCCTGTCCGGACATGGTCATCGCATCGAGTTTGTGATTCTCGAGTGCTATCAACTGCTGGATTGCCTGGCGCCGGCCGGCATTCGTCTCTTCATTGAACTCATCTTCAAGGTGCTTGATGATCTGAAGTTGGCGTGCGATCGTTCCCACCGGAGGCATACCCGGTATTGCCATCACCTGCGATGAGCTCTCGCTCAGTATCTTCTGCTGCATCACCTGGCCCCGAGCAGCCAGTTTAGCAAGTTCGTCATCGATCTCGGCAATCCTACGCTTCTGGTCCGGACCGCCGAGTTTCTCGAGTCTCGCCTTCTCTATCAGGAGACTCTGTTTTGAGAATTCCTGCTCGACCGCAAGGCGCTTCAAAGCGAACGTCTCGGTGATCGCAATCCGATCAAGTTCCGTTTTAGCGGTCGATAGCGCCTTCTTCTCGTCCATATCGATCGATGAAAGCGCCATCTCCTTATCCATGTCCAGCATTCGTTTGCGATGTTCCTCTTTCTCCTTTAACTCGTCGTCGTGGACCTGCTTGATCTTGTTCTCGTAAACCTTCTGCACCAGCACATTGGCGTCGAGCCATTCCTTTGACCCCTTTAGCATTTTATCGTTTTCCTCAAAGGCTTTGGCGGCATCCTGAAGCGCCTGTTGTCGGCGTTGCTCATACGTGGTGGTAATCGATTGAATCTGGAGGTCACGCACCCGGTTGCGCATCTCAGCCTGTGTCATCTCGCTCGAAGTCTCTTGCGCATCAATTTTTTGCACCCTTTCAATAGCCTGTCGGCGCAATTCTATGTAGTCATTCAGAACTTTGTTGATTTTCCCGTAACCCGTCATCGTTGTCCCAAGCAATGCGTCGAGGCCTTCCGTGTAGCCCATGATTCCGCCGTACGTCAGGGCGGCAGCCTTGCGCGATTGCTCAAGAGCGGCGATAGTTTTGGATAGCGCGTTGATGTTGTCTAAGAGTGCCTGTCGGTAGTTTCGCAGGTCCTTCGAAGACGCCCCACGGAGCGACTGATTGAAGGACTCCATCGCAGCGGTGGCGATTTTGGCTCTCGTTTCCGCGCTCGCAAAGAAATTCAGCAGCGTGATCCCAACGGTGACGACGGCTCCGATGATCGCAGCAGTCCCGCCACTGGCGAGATTCAACAGCATCATCATGGAGGCAAGACCAAAGCCTGCTGAGATCCCTTGCGCCATCGACTGGCTCATCTTCTGCAGTTTTTGATCACCAAGACCGGAACTACTGGCGAGTTGCATGATGCTCTGCACTAGGAAAGAAATTCCACCGAACACCTCGATCGACTCCCGCTTCATGTGACGGAGCGATGTTGCATGGCCTTCTGTGGCCGCGCTCGATTTCCTGGTCTTCTTTTCGAGGTCGTCGGTCTTACCACCGAGATCTCCCATCGCTCCGGTCTGTGTTGTCGCTACCTTTGCCGACTCAACCTGTGCCGCGATGTAGTCATCAACGGTCTTTGTAAGCCCCTTTAACTGCTCGTCGAAGACTCCATAATTCGGCGTCTTCACCTGCATATTGAGAAGCGGAGTGATCTGTTTGCCTGCTGCCTGGGTCATCGCCAACATCGTCTTTAGGCCCGCGGCAAACGGATTCAGATCGATTGTAAACGTGGTTCGAACTTCAGAGGGTGGGGCCATCTATTTCAGTCTTTGAATTAGTAGAGTCATCACAAAAGCCAGCGGATTCTCGATACCTTCGAGTTGCTGCCGCTGCTCGGCTTTTCGTTTTGCCAGGTGCAAAGCAAATTCTACCGCCTCGCTGTATTTCCAGGTTCTCCAGATCTCTCTCCAGTTTATTGCGTCGTGCTCGGAGCAAAACAACACGAGGTCGTGAAGGGAATCGACGAACGACTTCTCCTCCACGGCCTCATCTGGGGGTCCTCCGGGATCGGCGAACTTTAAGACAATTGCATTCGCGAGAGTAAGGTCTTGCTCCTCTGCTCGAAAAAATCCTGGATCACCTCATCGCTCAGACGGAGATCGAGAACGTCGAAGTCTACGTCGACGCTGCCTTCGATCAGGCACACGTCAAGCGCCTTCTTCAACTTCTCCGGATCCCTGCCGCTCTCCAGGACGAACATTGCATAGTTGATTTGACCGTCGGGTGTTCTGAGCTCATCGAAGCTCTTCACGCCGAACAGGTCCAAGAAATCTGCCATCCTCTGAAGCGTCGGGGCGGCGAGCGTCTTTGTCACCTTTCCGTTGAGTCGGCCCTGGGTGTCTTGATCAGAACGCGGCTTGTTGGGAAAGTCATACGATTTCTGTGGCATTATGACGTCTCCTTCGTTTATCGAATGCGTTTGACTATGCCAGCGTCAGGGCTACAACATCTGCTTCCGTCGCAGCATAACCGCTGATTGTCACCTTGCGGGCATGAAACGCACCGGCCGGTTTCGGTACATGCTCCACCCAAACCTTGCATTTCTTCAACGTGTAATAGTCCGTCCCATTCAGATGATAGAACCGGAACCAAAGGGGCGTCAACGCTTCCTCGGCAGCTGCGAGCTCAGTGAAGGCCGTTTGATTGATGTCCTTCGACAGGATCGATCCGGTGAGTTTCTTGCCGGCCGAACCTGCAGTTCCATCCGCAAGATCTTCTGTCGGAGTCGTTGGCTCAAAATTCGTCGAGTCCTTCAGAAGCCCAGTGATCTCCGTCGGCGTTGTGAAGCCGACATTGTCGTCGAACTCGATCTTCGACCAACCAGCTTTTGCATGTCCCATACTCTGTTCCTTTCGTCAGTGATGCGATGAACAATGGTCAAATGGTGAAATTCTTACGGCACGAACAAGAGAATGTCCGACTCCTTCGTGCCCGCTGCTTTTGCGGCGATCTTCTTCGCAAAGAACGCTCCGATCACTTTCGGATCGTCGACGTGGGTTGGTATCGCCCTCTTGAGAATCCAGCTCGTTACCGGCGCCCGGACGTCGTCGATCCAAAGAATGAAAGCGCCCTTGTTGGCAGTCAGTTTAATGCCGACGGAAATGATGCCCGTCAGATTTGCCGGAGTGGCAAGCGTCAGGGCGACTCGTGTCCAGAGACCAGCTGAAAGTGCCGGAAGGTTCAGTGTCTCAAGGGGCGAGCCGCAATTCTGCGAGTTGTCAAGCAAAAGCTGTAGGTCTCCCGCAGCCATATCGATCGAACTCTTCACGAAAAGCAAAACTGATTTGTATGCCGTGAGGTCGAGCGCGGGGCTAATTGCCTCCGATGCCAGTATGCCGGTGGCGAAGTTTTCTGCCACTGTGAGTTTGACAGCTCCGACCACTTTATAGTCCGTCTCATCGATGCCGCTCGTCACGTCGCTCACGACTTGCTCATTCCACGCGTCGTTGCAATCTTCGATTACTTGTTCCGTGCCCAGGCCGGCCAGACGGAAATTCAGCGGAGTCTGGGCTTCCTCTGCAGTTACCAGGCCGTCGTGGACGTCATCGGAAAGCTCAGCCGTCCGGATGTTGAATGTGTATTCCTTGCCGGCGGCGCCATCGGTGCCATCAGCGAGGTCCTCCTTCGGCGTGCTCGGTTCGATGCTCGTTCCGTCTTTGAGAGCTATCGTGATTTCTACGAGAGGCGATTCGTCATCGTTCGACCAATATTCAGCAAGCGAAAAGCCGCCACTTGGTTTCATCGGTCACATCCTTTCACTCAGCGTCGTAAGAATACATCTGATAGTACGCGACGACTCCGCCGTCGCTCTGGAGAAATCCATGTGGACCAAGCGCCAGGTCGACTTGGCCTTCTCCAGGGATCGCGAGAGCATATCCATTGTAGCGAGCGCGAAATGCATCGAGCATCGTATAGCAGCCGACAGGTCCTTCCTGCGGATTGAGCAGCGACTGTGCGATAAAAACCAGACTGAATTGCTCCTTGTTCAAACCGCTCGCACCATCTGCCAGGCGTTCACTTTCGATCGGAGCCAGACCTTCATAACGGACGAGCACAGCGGGAGCCAGGATCATCAACTCGGCGAGAGTCTTGTCGTCATACGTCGGCTCATGTGCCTCCACGGTGAGCAAACCCAGACTCGTCTTCAGGTTTGCGACGATGTCGGCAATCCACGCATCCGATATTTTCTTTATGCCAATCACGTCCCCACCACATACCTCTCCACGATCTCGCCGAACGTTTCTCTTGTCTCCGGCGGCATGTATGTGTAATCACGTCCAGGGATCGTCACTTCCTTCTTTCTCGCCCAACCTCCACCAGGCACCGGGAAACGCAGGAACGGTTTGTTCTTCGCCTTGATCGTTCCACCAAAAGCGAGAATCGCAAGAATACGAGGATCGCTCAGCTTTTTCCTGCCGACCGCCGTCGGTCCGGCTGCAACAGTGTTGCCCTGGACCTCGGAGGTCATCGAGTTCGTCAACGTGCCGGAATCGCGCAGCGTCTGACCGCCGGTATTTTGTGCGCGAATCGACTTTGGCCAGGGAGTCGGACGTCCGCCCACATCGATGTTTGTCTTCATCTCGTTTGCCATCAGGAATCCGATTTCTCGCAGCGGTTTTTCCGTGTTCTGCGCACGCTGCAACATCTCGCCGAGTGTTCGCTGAAGACTGCTATCGTCGAATGGAGCCACTATTCACTCTTCACTGTTCGCGGTTTACGATCACAGATCATCCATCGAATCTTTTGTGAACGTCCGGTCGTTCGCTTGGAAACTCCCTCCGGTCCTCGCCGTGCTCGCGGTTGGCGTCACCGCTCCGTCGATCACGGCTAGACCCTTTGCGACGTCTTTGAGAAAAGCGATCGCATCGTCATACATAGCCCGGATCGACTCCGGGATCTTGCCGCCAAATACAGCGAGTCGCTTTTCATGAAGGTTATAAACGGCAAGCGCAACGGCGAGTTGTTTCACCTTCGCCGGCACCGGAGAAAACGGCACGACGTAGCGCCGGCCGGCATACGAGTCGATGTCTGCACCAGCATCGGCGATCGCAGCGTCAACCACGGACTGAACAACACTCGTGCCGTCCTCGCTCGTCAGCTTCTTGAGCTGCACGATGGAAATCTTCGCCGGTGCAATGTCGCCAGCCGTATCGCCAGTTTGTGTGCAGTAAGCCATAGCTCAATCGACAATCTTTAGTGATCCCGCCGTGCTCTCGCAACGGCGGGACCAAACCTTCGGGAGAAGGAGATAAGGAAGCCCGAAGGAAGAACGCTTAGGTTAAGCCAGTGCTCCCGTGTGCCAGCTGGTGCAGTCCGTAGCCTGCGTTGTCACGACGGTCCGCCCCGAAGGCATACTTGCCTTTCAGGAAAACCATGTCGCTTTGCTGCGGGTCGTTTTTCGTAACGAATCGGGGATTTCGCCGATTCTGGTAGATGAGAGGTTTCAATCCACCGAAAGATCGCAGGAGGAACCAGGCGGTCGCGCTTGTAATCCGCGGCGACTTGATGAGATCTGCAGAGTTTTTCCAGGGGTTATCCTGGGTGCTCCCGCCTGATACTGAAATGTAGTCCGCGTTCAGACCAACCCTCGCCTTCTCTTCCAGTTCGGGACCGACAACGAGGACATCCCTCTCGGCACCCGAGAAGAGCGGGTTCCCTTGCGAATCTTTCACTCTGTCCAGAGCCGCCTTAGCCAGCCCATAACTTCCGCCGACGGCAAAACTCAGCGCGGCTGTTGACTTGTTGGACCCGCTCGCGTGGTCAGTAGCAAAGAAGGTTTTGCCATCATAGCCCTTGCCGGTGAAGGCATTGTTCAAAAGATCAAACGTGATCTCATCCGGGTGCATCGCCACGCTGACTCCCATGCTCTGAGTGAGAGGCCTGTAGACTCCGTAGGTGTCATCCTCGATGTCGTCTTCGGGGATTTCGATGCTGGTCTCCCACTTTTTGTTCTTGATGGCATAATCGGAAGCCGTGAGTTTGTGGAAGTCCCGATCCCCGAGCCACTCTCTCATCTTGGGCCAAGCGCCGAGCCAGATGTATCCGTTCTCCCTCGTTGTCGACGGGACTTCCATCGCAATGAGAGGGTACTGAGGTTTGGCGGCAGACATGGCCTCGTTGAAGATCGTGTTGAAGTTCTTGTAGAGGCCGGTGATCGTGGCGGGGCTGATGACCAGGCCGAGTGCTCCAGCGCCCAAAAGCCACAACGTCGGATCGAGGTTTCCCTCGCCCCCAACGCCGGCGAACGCCGGCAGCGCCAGGAATAGCACCAGCACCAGCATCGCAATCGAAAGAATCCTTTTGTTCATTTTCGCTTCTCCTCTAATGGTTGTTGTTGTCAAACTTGGACTCCGCACTTCTGCCCCTCTCCGCCGTCCTTTTGGCGGAGAGGGGTGAATACTTCACTCGTTCTACGTCTCGATCACCAGAGAGATCTCAGCAAAGGCAGCCGCAGCGTCATTCGTGCCGCCGACCAGGAACTGGATCTCATCCCCAACCGCGACGACGTTCAAAGCTGATGGCGTTACGTTATCCTTATCCCCGATCGCTGAGCCGGCTTGCGTGATGGTGATGGCTCCGGTTGTGATGGCCGTTCCACCAATCTTCCCTGTCAGCGTCGCATCGCCGGTTGTAAGAGCAGCACCTTTCAGCACGGAATAGATCTTTGTGATCGTGCCGGCAACCGGGGAGACTACGCCATACAGGGTCGTGCCAACCAGACTGGTCGCCCGGACGCTGAGCACGACCTTGTTCGCGCCCAAAGCGGCTCGCGCAGCGGCTGCAGTGGATGACGCTGTTCCGCCATCGGCAACAGCAAGGTCAGTGATGCCGACGACGGTACCGCCGGTGATGTCAACCGCAGTTTTAGCCTGAACCGCCATATTACCAAGACCAAGATTTGATCGGGCGGTCGCGGCATCAGCGAGATCAGAGAGGTTGTTCGCTGCAACAACATCGCCATCGAATGACAGCGTATTTTTTACGTGCACCCAGACGCCGTCAGTGTCGACATCGACAATATAACCGGCGACCGATCGTGTGCTTCCGCCATTCGTTTTCGCGACTGTGGCATCATCCACGATGTAGCATGCGTCCCCGATCTGTGCAATGGTGATTGCATCACCGCCGGATGAATTGTTGAAGCGGAACACGCCCTCCTCAACCGTAATGTTGAGGTCGCCGCTCGCTCCAAGCGAGTTGTCTATCTGTTCCGCTGCACGGCCTACCGCGACCTGGCCTGTAGCTGTTGCGCCCGACACGGCGTAGCCGGTAGCATTCAACATCACGAGCGCACCAGCGTAGATTTTGGTCGCTTGGTAAACTTTGTATGAGAAGCTCTTCCCTTCGCGTGAGGGCACGTCCGCATCCTCCGTCAACGCCATCAACCCGAACGGCACGAACTTGAATTTGTATGCCAGCGCAGCAAGCAGCGCCAGCAAAAGTAATGCGAGAATTGTGTTCATCGTAAAGCTCCTTTTGAAAGTGGTTTGACTACAATTTCAATGTCACTCTGAGCGAACGTTTTTCAACGACGCGAAGCCTCAGTTCGCCGTGTTGTACTTCTTGAACTCCTCCTCCTTCACACCCAGGTGAATCATGATCTCGCGATCGACATCCGTGATCGCTGAGCCCTGTGCGCCGGAACCCAACACCGGCACCAAGACCGGTCCGATCACCGCTGCCTTCGCAAAATACGCTTCGAACCCGGCGAAATTCTTCGCGGCCCAGTCCATCTGGATCTTCATCCAGCCGGCATCTGCCGTTTGAGCCGGCAGCACTCTGCCTTCCTGCACCGCCTTGCCGATCACACGGCCAAACTCCCGCGTGGTCTCGCGTTCCTTCACGGCGTTCAATTCCGTCTGCACCTGCTGCAACGTCGTCCCGGTGGAATTGGCCAGGGTAAGCTTTGCCTTCGCCTCTTCCAGCGTCGTCGCACCGAGGATCGTGAATACTTCGTTCTTGGCTGTGATCGCGTTCTTCCAGGAGGAGAGCTCCGTGAGAAGCGTCTTCGCCGTGACGGTCGCCTCAGAGGATCCGATCGCATCTTTGATCTGACCGATCAGTTTGTTCAGCTCGGTTACAATTTCAGTTGCCGTCGCTGTGATCGGCACTCCGAGGAAATAGCGCAAGCGTTCCAGTAATTCGTCCATGAGAGTATCCTTTCTTGTAGATGGATTGAAATTGAGACTTGATATGATCGGCTGCAGTTCGTCGAAAAGCGGCTCGTTCGTCAGGCCGGCATTAAAGAAGATGCAGGGAAGGATGTTGCCCGATTTCTTGTCGAGCGCGTTGAGTGCAAACACTGGCGATATGTAGCGATACTCTTTGTTTTTGATAAACTCCTTCGCTTTGTCCGTCCATTCCCGGACGCTCGCGCGGAGCACCTTCTTGCCGTCCCGCACAACAGCATAGAGTGCATCGATCCAGCCGGCCGCCGGCGCTGGACCATCGGTCTTCCACGTTTGATGGTCGTAATCGATGACAAGATCGCGCTGGGGGTTGAGAAGCTTGCGCTGGTTGAAGTGTGCGACAGCTGCATCGATATGGCTGCCTGTGACCGTGAACTGAGTCACTTCGCCGGTCCCCGGCTGTATGTATCCTTTATATGTCGTCTCTGTCAGGACGTCGATCTCTTTCGGCGCCTGGAGATCTGCCAGGTCCGGCACGTTTCCCAGGATGAAGCATTCGGCCGACTGGATGCCGAGATCCTTCGCTGCCGTCTTCTCGGCGGCATCTCCGCCAGAGGCGGATCCGCCTTCGGCAGTGAGTCCCTTTTTATTAAGAACGACTCCCATGCTCTTCATCTCTTTCTTTTCGGAGCTCCTCGATTCTCTGTCGGAATTCCGTTCGATGCAACCTGGTGTCGATCAGTTTCTGCACGTCCCGGTCATTCAGGATCTGGTGCAACGCATCATCGACCACTGCCTTCACGATCATTTCACGAATCTGTCGAATGTGGAAAAGAGCATACATGAGCACCGTGGTAACGGCCACCGTCGAGATCACATACACTTTGAAAAACTCCGACCAATCCGGCACAAACCAGATGCTCATGATGAGTGTCATGAGACCGGTGACGTAAGCCTTTGTGCTCATTATGCCATCCCATTGTCACCGAGTTCCCCCTGGAGCCGCTCGATCTCACGAGCTACCTGATCGAATTCTTTCCTCAGCCGTTTGATCTCCTTTACCGTCGTCTCCAGCCAGTTGACCTTGATGTTCTGCACATATTGCAGGTCCGCATCCATCGGATCAAAATGCAAAACGATCGCGGAACAATTGTTGTGCAACAGTACGCGCAACGACGTTAGGCGGTCCTTCAGTTCGGAAACGCGGCCGATGTTCATCGTTCGATTAGTTGTCGGTGTCATTTGATGATCCCAGGTTATAGCGTCTCATGATTGCGATCAGCTTCAACCCGTAGTCCGGGTCCTCTGCATATCCCGCCTTAGATAATTCCAGAGCGAAACGTTCTGAGGAATTCTGTGCGAGCGCTTTCTCGTACCGTCTTGATCGACTGACATAGAGCCCGTGCACGATAAAACATTCTGCTATGTTCGCGTACGATGCAAACGCAACGAGCTTCCCCGTCACAATCACTCCGTTCCGCAGTGCCTTCTCCCGTCGCATGACAAACCGTGGCTGTGCCATGTATTGTCTCACCGCTGCCAGCGAATGGCCGAAGTAGTTGCTGGCCGAGAGATTGTTTCGTCCCCAACTCGACTCGATCGCCCATTGTGCGAGTGTCACTCCTCCCGGAATTCTGTAAAGAAATTGGATGCGGCGTGCGAGAGCCCTGACCGTGTCCGGGAAAAAACCCGGATGCGCGTTCGAAAGTTCGATGCGAGCCGGCACCTGCGCTTGTCGTGCCTCATCAGTCGCCTCCTCGCGCTCCGCTGTCCACTCCTCGATCAGATAATCGAGCGTTTGAAGAGCGTTCACTTGCTCCCTCGGTGCGATCTGCAGGAGCGCAATCCAGACCGCGCTTGCGACCACAAGTCCGAGACAGAATGCGAGGAGAAACTTTCTCATTCATCGCCGTGTGTGAAGGAAGACAAAAAAAAGCCCCAACCTGGTCGGACAGACATTCTCGTCTGTCACCAGATCGGGGCTCCTAGTTGGATAACCCGTCTCCTATCCCAAAGAGGGACCAAGGAGTAAAACTCTATGCAAATCTACAACTTCAACGAGCGAATGTCAAGTGCCAATTCCGCCCACGAACGTCCTTGTGAGCGGTAGCGGAATTGCGCATCCCGTCATGCCTCTGCACGGGATCGTATGCTCGTTGGAAAAAGGGCCGCGAAGTTGGGTATTCTATTCTTAGGACGTGATTGAGCGTCAGTCGCATGAATTTTGCCTCAACGGAAGAATCCCCTCTTTGACAGCATCGCCTATAACGCTCGCCCTCGAAAAGCATAAAGCTCGCGAAAACATCAGCACGGCGCTCACAAAAGTGGAACGGGTTTCGTGCTCGCGAAGTCGAATGGTTGAAATAATGATAGAGTTCGTGGTAGATCGCCCGGCATTTGTCGACGCGGCTCAGGCTGTGGTTTACCACAATCATCTTGGAATTTCTCAACGGGAGAATGAGTGCACACACATTATTCCCGAGTTCTTTCTCCCTGATGATGATCTTCTCCTCGAAACAAATCCTCACCGCACACGCGGGACGGTACGAGGACCTCACCAACCGCACCAATGCCAACACCGATTCCATTCAGTAGCAACATTGCCGCCCTACTTGAAATCCTTCAGGAAGACTCTGAGAAGTTCATCGATCTTGTCGAGCTGAGTCGGACTGAGTTTCCGAAGCCTCTTGGCCAGGCGGGTCAGCTTTTTCTTCTGCTCCGGGGTCAGCGGCCCGGTTGCGTTCAATTCGTAAAGAGGTTCCCTGTACGCCTGCCTTTTAACGGCAGTCGGCCTTCCACCTTTCTTCCCCGTCATCAGCCATTCGATGTCGCATCCAAGGTCACGGAGGCGGGACTGCATCCCGTTTCCAGGTCGACGGACCCCAGCGAGGTAATTGCTGAGCATAGATTGAGCTATGCCCAGCGCTTCTGAGAAAGCTTTCAAAGACGAGAATTTTGAGAGGCCGAACTCTCGTATTCTTTCGCCTATTTTGTCCGGTTTTTCCAATCCTCACCAACTTACACAAATGCTAAAATTTCACTTGACACGACTTAAACAAATGTTTATCTTTCCGTCGAACACTCTACACGTGATGCTGCTGTCTGGAAGCGATCTCCAAAGCGACGGTCGAACCGAAGAGGACGATGATGAGCACCAAAACTATGGCAGCAAAAACCGCAACCCCGCCATCCGATGTGACGAGGATCCAACCGAGCAAGAGAATGGCGAAGACGTCCCATATCACCATGATCGTGAAGGACAAAAAGCGTTTCGCAGCGGGTTTCTTCGGAGCGCTCACTGTGATATTGGGCGCATTCGCTTTGGCCATCCGCAATGAAATAAACATAATCACCGTTTGCATAATGCTTGTCGCCGCTACGGCCAACGCCGATATAATCGTCCAGTCCATTCGATTTCACCTGTCGAACATTCGACAATCTAAAGAACAACTGAAAGAAAGGCAATGAAGCGAACACTCCAACAGAGAGCCTTCAATTTGCGTGTGACGGCCATGAAAAAGGGGCTCACGAACAGGGCTATCGCCAAAGCCCTCGGATGCTCTGAGGACCTCGTCTCCAAGGCCTTCATGCTTCAACGTATGGAAGCTTTCAGGCGTGTAGCAAAGTACGTGCGATCCTATAGACCCTCCCGCCAGGCGGCCTGAATATGGCAATGCCAGCGTCATCCCGACCCTTCTTCAGGAAGGGGGTTTATCGAGCCGCAAAGGGCGGTGGATTTTTCCCACCAGGGGGGGGGTATACATTGGTCTTGAGTGAGAAAATTAAGGATTCGAACACCTCTATTCGGGGCATCGGCCGCCATCTGCAAATCCATCACGTTTACGTTCTCGATTTCATCCATCGTCGTTTCCACAAGATTGGTCGTGCCCGCCGTCGTTTGATCCGCCAGTATTTCATTGAACAGGGCTGGCTGCCGAAGCCAAAGCCACGCAAGCCACCGGCCTGCCGCAATTGTGGTCTGCAGTACCCCACACGCAAGCTTCAAACGCAATCTAAACCTTCGCAGAAGAATGCGCAATCAGAAACGGTTCAGAAGAATTTATGATGACGCCGGTCCCCATAAGCCAGTTGACCTCCTATATCGATGCGAACCTCGGCGAAGTACAGAGCGCGAGCCAGGTGGTGAATTACGCGGGCTATTCGCTTGCAGTACTGAATCGTCGTTTCCAAAAAATCTACAGGCTCAGTCTCAAGCGTTATCTCGTCCGCGCTCAGGTTGCCAGGATGAAGGAAATGCTGCAAGACCGGGACACCCTCTGCAAAGTTGTCTGTCTTGAGCTCGGTCTCAGAGAAGACGTCGGATCTCGAATATTCAAACGTGAGACCGGAATGACGATGCAAGAATTTCGCAACCAAGGAGACGTGCCGCGTGATTGACCTGCACAAAATCCTGTATGCAACGATCTCGGAATGGGAAATCCAGGAGCGACTGCGCCGTGATGACTTTACCTTCGATGCCTGGAACTACATTGCAGAGAAGATCGGCCACAAGAATGCAAGCACCCTGCGCGGTATGTGTCAACCTCGTAGGCGCGGCGGGAACGCTGCAAAACTTGGACTGGAAGAGGCCGCAATCATTATGTCGATCACGAACGATTATCGCTTGCTGAAGTATGTGGTAGACGAGGTGAAACGAAGGAGAGAACAACAGAAGGAGCAACTCAATCTTTTCTCTGAACCGCTTCGAACCCTGGAGAGTTGCTATGAGTGAATCATCAGCCAACAGCCAACAGCTACCCGTCCCGAGCGAAGTCGAGGGGTTAGCTGTTAGCCAAAAGCCAGACGTCGAATCGTCTTCCGTCTCACGTCTTCCGTCTCACGACCAAGACGTCTCACTGCCATCAGTCCCTCACGATCGTGTCACCGAAGAGCTGTTACGAAAGTGTGATGCCCTGCTGGCATCGTTCAACGCCGCTGAGATCTCCGAGGCCGAGCGCAGCATCGACGAACTTTTCGACATCTCACCTGGCCAACAAAGGCGCTACAAATCTGAACTTCGAAAGCTCTTCAAACTCCCTTCACGCGCACCTCTGGCGCTCATCGCGGCTCATCCGCAAATCAAGCAAGCACTGGAATTTGTTCTAACGCGAGACGACCGCTCCGACAGGAACTCGTTACGAAGCGCAAAACGGCTGAGTGTCGTTGTGCCGGCAACGGGCGAGCAGATCTCTGTTGAAGAGTTTCTGAAATCACTCTACCCGCGCGAAGGCGTGAATGCCACGAGTTGCTATCGCGCAATCAAGGCTCGCTGCCTGAAGAAACAGGTCTTCGTCGAGACACGCGAGGGACTCTCGCCGGCAAGCCTCGAGGACTTGCCGAGTGAAGCGAGCGTGATCAGGTTCTTGCGCAAATGGCGCCAGGAATACGTCGCAGTCCGGAGGGGACGCTCAAGGAAGCATGATTGGGAGACGATGCAGGAACCTTACGTCACGCGCGACGTGACACAGTATCACCCAGGCGAGCTGTGGATCGGTGACCATACTGAGCTCGACTTCATGGTGCTCAATGAACGCGGCGAGCTCGACCGAAGATGGATCACATCGTTCATAGACTTCCGTACGGGACTCATTGTCGGAACGCATCTGGACTGGCAACCTTCATCGCACACAATCTCGCTCGCATTCCGCAACGGCGTTCTTGGCTCACAGATCAAGGCATTCACCGGCGAGAAGTTCGAGCCCGTGACGATGAGCAACGTGCCCGAGACGGTGATGATCGACAACGGTAAGGACTATCGCAGCAAATACACGCGGCGCGTGTTCGGGAAAATCGACTTTGACGATGCCGCACGACTGAGCGTTCAGCGAATGACTCGCCTGCATTACACGCTCCGCTACCACGCACAGTCGAAAGCGCAAATCGAACGATGGCATCGCACGATTCAAACGATGCTCAAATACCTTCCGGGGTACAAAGGCAACCAGTATCGGAACAAACCGGATTCTCTCGCCGAGGATTTGAAGGCGGGAAGAATTCTGCCAGTCGATCAGTTCGACGCCCTGGTGATGGTAGCGATCAACACGTACAACAACCGCATCCATCGAAACCTCGCTGGACAGAGTCCTCTGCAATGCTATCTGACCAATCAAACGCAACAGCGCACGATCGATCTGCGCGTCCTTGACTTCCTGATGATGAAGAAGCAAGGACGGAGGATCCGTCGTTGCCAGGTAACACTCTTTGGTAGAGAATACTACAGCGACTCGCTGCTTGCATTCAACGAGCAGATGGCCGATGTGTACTTCGATCCTCGAGATCTCGGATTCATTTCGATTTATGTCGGCGGGAAGTTTGCGGCGGTCGCCTCCAATAAAGAGATGATCGGTCAGGACGAACGCAGCTGGCTGAAGATACTCCGGGACCGGAAGCGCGCGGAGAAAGGATTGCAGGTGCAATTGAAAGAACATCGTCGGGGACTCTCGGACACGGATGCAAAGGTGATGTTACTCGAGGGTGAGCTGCTCAACATGACGCCGGTTGGAAAAGAACTGACGATGAAAAACTCAACTCCGGTCACGTTCCTCACCGGCGTGGAGCAGCAGGCAAAAGAAAACGAACGGAAGATCGAGGCCGAGAAGGAAGCGGTCGAGATCGAGACGAAAGCAAAGAAGCGAGCGAAGGTAATGTCCATCAGTAGCGCATTGGTAAACGATAGAATTCGATAGGAGGATTGTTATGACGGGCGCCACAAGCCGACTCGATCTCGTCGAGCGAGCGAAATTCTCTAGCGACAAACCTGACCAGGTCCGGAGTACGATCAAAGGACTTCTGGAAAACGGTGAGATTAAACTCCGCGAGATCGCGAAGTTCACCAGTTTCGCTGCCCCGACAATCTCGCAAGCTCTCTCTGGCACCTACGAAGGCGACACCGAGAAACTCGATGACGCTCTGGCGAGGTTCTATCGCAGTTACATCGCGAAGTATGCAATCATCGAGACCTCTGTCGTTAAAGAGATCCACGGAACAATGTTGCTCTGCTGGAAACGTAAAGAGATCGGTCAGATCGTCGGTCATTTCGGCTGTGGTAAATCAAAGGCGGCTGGACGGTTTGTCGCATTGAATTCAGAGTACGCTGCCTACGTGGAGTTGCTCTCCACCACCTCGCCCACCTCTCTCTTGCACCGCATCGCAGAGGCACTCAACATCGAGGGGTCGATGATAGGTTCGCAAGACGATAAACTCTTTTCAATTATCCGCAGCCTTCAACGCCGTCCCCGGCTGTTGGTTGTAGATGAGGCAGATAATCTGAAGCCCCGCACTCTCGCTATTCTGAAGGATGTTCATGGTGGGGAGGCTGCAGAACGATGCGCTATCGTTCTCATCGGCACTGAGAAACTGAGCAAGGTCCTCCAGGATCCAATGCTCGGCTACCTGCGTCGTCGAATCCGCATCAAGCGTTCCGTCGGTGACATCTCTTTCGAGGAAGCACGACGCATAGCTGAGATGTGGCCCAACTCCCTGGAGCGGGACGAATTAAAAGAAGCCTGGAATTGGAGTGTGAAGCGATTTGGTGTCGCGAGCCTCGTTGCCCTGATGGCGAGAGCGTACGATGAACAACAGCTTCGCGGAAAGCGAAAGATCGATTCGGACTGCCTTGAGGGCGGTTTTGCATGGTTGGTCGACTGATGCACGACTTGACATTCATACTGCTCTTGCTTACATTGCCGCCGTCCAAGAATTGCGTAGGCGGCAATTACCGCCCCGTTAGTGCGGCGTCTTCATTTTATGGCGCCTGCGTGACCCGTACTCAACCGGGTCGGAGCTACCTACGTGGCTCTTGGACGCGCGGGCGCCTTCTTGTTTCCAGTCCAAAAACTTACGTAGGAGGCTTTATGCCTAATCCAAGATCCGTGCGTGCCAGCCTGGTGCGCACAAGAACCAATCTCTACTTCTTGCAGTCAACCCTCAAAGATCTTTCACTCTCTGTCGCTATCGGGTTTCATCCGGTGTGGCTCTGCAACCAGCAGCAACTCTGCGCGAACGCGTTGACCTGGCTGGAAAGAGCGAGTCACGAACTCCTCGAAGCGGAACAAGTGCTGCGAAGAAAGAGAGGTGTGTGATGAGAAGGGGATCGAGAAGGTGTGAGATGGCTCACTTCAGCGACAAGCGATTGCTCGAATTGTTGCGAGAATTCTCTTTGAGACATGGTAAGACTCCCGCCGCCAGAAATGCAGGGAAGAACGGAATCCCCTCTACAACCACATATCTAGTTCGCTTCGGATCTTGGAACAAGGCAATTCTCGCGGCGGGACTTCAACCGCTCAGAGACGGAGCGTACACAGGACCCAACAAGTACACAGAAGGAGAATTGCTCGCGGCTCTGCGTGCGTTCGCACAGAGACTTGGATACATACCAACCGCAAACGACATGATTATTTCGGGCGGAGGCGGTTTGCCCTCCTTAACGACATTCAAGAAGCGTTTCGGCTCTTTGAGCAGGGCGCTCTGCAAATCTGGAATGCGTTACAATCGTTTTCGGTACATATCACGATCCTTCGTGGGGCACATGATATTCATGTTGGCCAATTTGCACGATCGGCTCAGAGAGAGGGTATCCCTTGGGTAGAAACGGTCTCATCAAGTAAATAACAGAGTCAAGTGAAGGTTCACACTATTAGGGAGAGGTAGACATGGACGAAAAAAGATTCTACATCAGCCGGGACGGCAAGATGCTCACCGACCGGAAGAAGGAAACGACGCTCTCGGTTGTGAAATTCCGTGTCGTCCAGAAGGGAAAAATCTCTTCCGTCATTTTCAATGAGGGCTGCGAAGGAAAGCGCCAGGAAAAAATCGCACGCCACACGATCGACGAAAGTGCCTTCAACTTCGGCAAAGCAACGACCATCCTGCCGACGAGGAAAGGCGGTCCTGTTCTCCACCAGCCGCCAGCCGGTTCCGCCGATCCAGTGCCGACGAAGTTAGCCGGCTCGATCGTCTTCACAAAAGAGGAGCTCATTGATCTCCATCAGGCGCACCTGGAAGCAGCCAACCTGACGCTTCGCAAGCTCGCGGCTTACATCAAGGCGAACGGATAGGGCCGATGGACCGCCAAGAGCGCAAAAAGTTGAATCAACGCGTCGGAGCTCTGGCCTTCGGCCGGCTGAAACTTGACGAAGAGACGTATCGGATGATTGTCTCATCGATTGACGAGCAAAGCGAAGGTCATCTCACGCGTTGTAACGACGAGAATGCGAACCTGGTCCTGCTGGCGCTGGAGAGGATGGTGTCCGGGGGTGCAATTGGCGCAACTTCGGTGACCCTGAAAAACCAGCGCCAGCAGAAATTCATCGCCCGGCTCATGGACTATCTCGGCTGGACCTGGAAAGACACTGCGAGATTCTGTCTCCATCAGACAGGCAAGAGATCGACGAAAGACTGCAATGCCGGCGAGCTAAGCAAGGTGATCATTGGCCTCATCCGCATCATCGATGATCGCATCGCCAAGGGGCTGCTCAAGCTCTCACCGGATCAGTCCGACGGGTATCATCGACACACAAAACTTGAAAGACAGAAAGATGAATCCAGCACCCCAACGGGAGAAAGGAGTGCAGCATGACGGGCATCGTCTTCGTGATTATCTACATTATTGCCGCCTTGCTCTTTGCGCGTGCGGCCGTGCAGCTGCTGGCCCGCAAAGCAAGGAGGAGGGATGAAGTTAGAACCCGCGAGCTCATCAGACTCGCACAGGTATGCTATCCGGGGCTGACGACAACCGACGCGCTCGATAAACTCTATGAGCTCACCTACAAAAACTTGGTGAGGACAAAGCGTCAAGGCGGTGACATCCACAAACTTATCCATGATCAGACCCTCATCGCAAATGAGCGACTGCGTATCTGGCGAGAACAGGCAGACTCTCGTCTTGCTGCCACAGAAGGCGTTTGCTATTTCAGAGTGATTCATGGAGCATCAACCCCTCGCAAGCCGCCTCAGCCCGCATAGGGCGCCTCCGAATAGAGACGATCCCGGCGTAGTCCGTGGGAGCTCTGCGCCGGGACGAGGGATCAAAGCAACGGTTTACTATTCACGATTCACTGTTGACCAACTTCACATCAAAAGAGGTCTTTATGGCAAAGAAGATTCAAACGACGACGCTTCGAAACTTCGAGGAAGTCGACGCGGCTCTCCTGGATCTCGGCAAGGAGGCCGCTTTCCTGCAAAAGGAAGAGGCAAAGCTCAACGAGAGGATTCAAACGATCCGACAACTATCGGACGACGCTACTGCCGATGCACGAAAGCGCAAACTAGCTCTTGAGACTGACATTGAGCTTTTCTGCAACGAGCACAAGGACGAGTTCGAGAAACCGCGCGCACGCGATCTGGTGCACGGTACAGTGGGATTCAGAACCTCGCCTCCGAAGGTCGCACTACTCAACCGAAAGTACAACTGGGAGACCGTGCTCGAATTGCTGAAGCGCGTGAGGTTCGGCGTTCGCTATCTCCGCCAGGCCTTCGAGGTAGACAAAGAGAAAATCCTCGCGGACGTTGCGGCCAAGGAAATCACCGACTCGAAGCTGGCTGCCGTGGGAATCAAGATCCAGTCGACAGACGAGTTCGTCTACGATATTAAGTGGGACACCATCCAGTAAGACCAACGGGAACGTCGGTCTGGAGGCCGATAATGATCGAACTCGACAGAGTTGAGGCACACTCGCAAACAATCAGGCGAGCAGGCGCTCACCCGATCGGCGAACGATCCGGGCTGGTATGGTTCACCGATCCGGCGACACAGAGCTCACACGTCCTGGAGCCGCAGGACCTTACGGAGTTCAACGTGATCCTGAAACTTGCTCAATCGAGAATGCGATTTGCCGGCAGCGGAATGATCTCTCGCTTTTACACGCAGACCTACTCGGCCAGGAATGAAGCCCAGCGAACTTGAGAGCAAGATATTTTTCGCCATTAAGTTCATAGTGCGGTCCTTCGGCATTCCCGATCAGGTGGCGATCGAGGCAGCGCAAGCAGCGGCGCGTGAGATAGTCCGTTTTCAAAAAATGCACGATCAGGAAACAGGACCGGGTAAAGAACATCATGAGAATCTGGACCAAAGAACGACTCATCCAGCAAGCGAAGGATTTTTACGCGAAACATAAGCGTGTCCCTCGCTCTACCGAGCTCGGCAACGGTGCACGCAAGCGGGTGTACCAATGTTGGGGGAGCTGGGGCGCTTACCTGATGGAATCGATCGGAAAAGACGCTGTGCAGCACGCCTGGACCGACGAGGAACTTCTCGCTTGGCTCCGGAATCTCTACGAGCGGTTGAAGAGATTTCCGACGCATACAGATATTGACAACGAGAGTTCCAGTGTTGCCAAGTTGCTCTACATCCGTTTTGGAGATCTGCACACAGCATTCGAGCGAGCGATCGGCACAAGTCCGAGGTTGGAGATTCTCAGAGCCCTTCAACGGCTGACCCCACCTGGTTGCGACAACGCCAGCACGCAGGAGATCCATACTGAGTTGCTCGTGAACCAAATCGTCACGTCAAAACAAGTTGTTGCAAACACCCTCGACTACCTGAAGCGAAACTCGGCAGTGACCGGAGGGAGATATAGCCAAACAGCATGGTGGAGTCTGACGGCGAAGGGCAGAGAGATGTTGAACTCATTCAAGAAGGAGAGAGGGGATGGAAAACGACGGACCTGAGACAGTCGATCCGCGGAAAACGCCGGAATGCCTCCCGCAATTGCACGACTGGACGCCGATCATCGAAGGTGCTGAGACGGTAGGGGTAGTGTGTAGTGTGTATTGTGTGTGGCAAACGAGTTCGGGAGGATATGCGCCGTTCATCGCTAATAGTTACAACCAATGGTTTAGAAAGAAAAACCGGTGACTATCTTGACTTTGGTTTGTGAGTGTTTTATATTGCCGCTGTCCAAAATCCTATGGCGGCAATCTCCGCCCCGTCAGGCGGAATCTTCATTTTTGCCCCTGCGTCATCCCGCTGGAAACAGTCGGGGTGGAGGCCTCCATTGGAGCCTTTGGACGCGCAGGGGCTTATTATTTTTTGTCCAACAATCCAATGGAGGCTACATGCCTAAGTCACCATCTGTACACACGTCTATCGTGCGGGTTCGCGCCGATCTGCACCTACTGCGCGACACCCTCAAAGATTTGTCACTGTCTTTTGCGATCGGATACTGCCCAATATGGTTGTGCGACGATCGCCAGCTTTGCGCGAATGCATTCACTTGGCTGGAACGCGCGAGCCATGAGCTTTTCCAAGCAGAGCAATCGCTGCGAAGAAAGCGAGGTGCAAAGTGAGGAACTTTGGGATGCGGACAAATCGTCCCTTAACAAAGAGGGTACTATTAGAGCAGATAAGACGTTTCTATCAGGTTCATGGTCGCCCTCCGACAGTACGAGAATGCCGACCCGTCAACAAAATGTCTCACCATAGAACATTCTGGATGCGGTTCGGATCGTTTAACAATGCGATTAGAGCGGCGGGTTACGAGCCGAATTCAAGTCCTCCGCGGCCCTATGTAAAATGGAAGGATGAGGATTTGCTCCAGAGATTGAATGGATTTGTGCACGATCTTGGCTATGTGCCCACGTTGATCGACCTCCAAAACAATCGACAAAAAGGGATGGCGGATTACGCGACATATATCCACCGGTTTGGGTCGATCGAAGCTGCGCTAAAGAAATCTGGAATTCGGTTTAGCGTTTGGCGTTACCGCCTGTTGGGATGGCTGCGTTGGTTGCACAAAGGACTGGCTTGGTTAGGCAATAAGTTGAGACAACCTGTGAGGTGAATCCGTCTCAATGTCACTTTACCGTCGAAATAGACTGCGCATCGAAACGATCAATCGCTATGGCATGACTGCCGGGTTGCCACTCTTTGAGGGGGTTTCGAAACGCATTCCGGAGCCGACTCGAAGCCGATTTAGAGCGGCCAAGAAGTCGATGCCTATTGCGACTGATACGCGCAACCTGGCGTATACGATCCTGACACATGATCAGGTGAAGCTCACGGAGATCCAACTGACGGTGCTCGACGCAATCCGTCAAATCGGCCCAGCGACGAATGAGGAAATCGCACACCACCTTGGCTGGCCGATCAACCGGGTCGTCGGCCGCACGTTCGAGCTCAGGGAATACACGGTTGTGGTCGACGCCGGCCGGAGGAAGTGCAAAATCACCGGCAACATTTGCCACATCTGGCGAATGAAATAAGATGAACGAAACGACCTTCAGGAGGGCGCTCTACTACATAGTCCGAGAGGGATACAATGCCGACCACTCCCCTGGCTTCATGGACAGCAAGTGGGATCCTCTTATCCGGCGGGCAATTCGGTGGTTCAAGAAGACTGATCCCAAGAAGTTGCCCGCAATGTCCAGGATTGAAATCATAGAACTGATCAGGGCGGAAAGAAGAAGGGAATAAAATGAGTACAAAAACCATCCATCTCGGCTTTGAAGTCGGTAGCGCCAACCCAGTCGGAATCCCGCCCTCGCACATCATCGTCACCGGCCTGACGCAACTCTCCGGCAAGACCACAACTCTGGAAGCACTGATCACGCGGAGTGGGTTAAGAGCTATCGTCTTCCGAACCAAACCTGGGGAGCGGGGGTTCAGTGAAGGCACTCGCATTGCACCCTACTTCAAGGAGAAATCGGACTGGCAGTACGTGGCCAGTTTGCTCGAGGCGACGCTCAAAGAGAAGCTGAAGTTTGAGCGATCATGGATCATGAACGCCTGCAAGGGCACGAATTCCCTCCTGGAGGTGAAACGGAACATCGAGCAGCAGCTCGCTAATCCGAAGATTGGTGGCCTGAATCGGAGCGTCTACACAACGCTCGATGAATATCTCAACCTCATTCTCCCGCAGATCTCCGTCACCACCTTCAGCCAGGTCCTGGAGCTGCAGCCGGGCGTCAACGTAATGGATCTTGAGCGACTGAAGGATGAACTCCAAAGTCTGGTCATCCGCAGCGTCCTCGAGAACGTCTTGAAGGAAATGCACGATACAATTGTGGTCATGCCGGAGGCATGGAAATTCCTGCCACAGGGACGGGGCAATCCGTGCAAGGAGTCGGCCGAACAGTTCATCCGCCAGGGTGCAACGAATCACAATTTCCTCTGGATCGACTCCCAGGACGTCGCCGGCGTCGATAAGGCTCCGTTGAAATCGGTGAGCACCTGGATCCTCGGCCTTCAGTCGGAGCTCAATGAAGTTCGCCACACGCTCGAGCAGATGCCGGTTCCCAAGAAGCTTCGGCCAAGCGAAGACGAGTTGATGCGCTTGCCTATCGGTCACTTCTACGTATGCACGCAGGAAGGGAGCAAGAAGGTTTACGTGCAGCCGGCCTGGCTTGATGAGGAGACGGCAAAGCGTGTCGCCAAGGGTGAGATTAGCGTAAAGGAGGTGGTGAAGCCTCTCTCTGCAATGCTGCCGGCAGTGCCCAAGATCTCGCTGCCGTCCGAGACGGACGAAAAGCTCAAGACGCTCGAGGAATTGAAAAAGCAAATCGTCACTGTCCGGAAGGATTTCTCCAATAAGCTGGATGAGGTGATGGCCTATGTGCGCAAATTGGCCGACAGCGTCGGTGATTTGATGGTGTCCCAACGGAATTCACCGTCAGGAGATTCAGTCGATGTCGAAGCGATCGTTCTCGCCGTGCTCCAAAAGTTGCCCAATCCGGAGATCACAAAGCAGGAGATCATCGATGCGGTGCTCGCACGCGTGGGCACGCGAATCGCCTCCGGGTCAGCGACGGCCGCCGTCGAGCCGTTGAAGGCGTTGAAGAACACATTCCTCCAGGAAGCGAAAGAGAAGATCCTCCAACAAATCGCCGAGCTGCCGGATGACAAGAAGAAGGTTATCAAGTTTGTCGAGAGCGTGCAGAAAGGTGTAACACAGAAGGACCTTCTCGAACGCTGCCTCCACATGAGTGGGACCAGCGGCGGCAACCAGGCGAAGGTGAAAGCTCTCTCCCGCGAGCTGCACGAAGCGGGCCTTGTCCGGCGTGACGATCGGGTTGCCGTCACTTACCCGAACCTGAGAGTGAAGATCAAAAACGATCTCGGATTCCACGAAGCGACCGACGAGGAGATCGACCAGGTGTACAACCACATCATCGCGGAGTTGCTATGATGGATGGCAGAATTCATATCTCGATTAGATTCGAATGGAAGAGCGCTTTCGACAAACTCACGAAACGAATAGGCCTTTACCTGTTCACCGTTGAACACATAAATTGACCAGGTTTACAATCACATCATTGCGAAGTTGCTATGATAATAGATGACGATGATCTAGAAATCCAAGACGATCCGTTCTGTTGCGAAAGATGCCAATCCGAAGATTGTGATTGTGGTGGTCGGTGCTGCGGATTCTGTCACGGATTGGCGGCACAAAGGGAAGCAGAAGCATACTACGAAAACCACGACCCGGAAGATGACGGAGTTTGACCAGGTGTACAACCACATTATCGCGGAGTTGTTGTGAAGCACCACTTCTGGACGTCAGATGAGATAGCGAGACTGCGACAGGTATACCCGGAGACGCGCACGAGGGCAATTGCAAGGGAATTAAAAAGGTCTATCCTCGCGCACATCTCCATTGCGCTCAAGCAATCCAACGACGATAGCTTTGCCGATGGAACCACGCCCCGCAACCTTGCGCTTCCCAATGTGCATGTTTTTGGCTTCGCCCCCCACGTAGGTTTCATCAACCTCAACCGCACCCTTGAGTTTTTCAAACGTGCCCGATTGCATAGCCGTGCGGATTCTATGGAGCATGAACCATGCCGTTTTTTGGGTAACGCCAATAGCTCGGTGAATTTCGAGAGAGCTAATTCCGTTTTTGGCATTGGCAATCATCCACACAGCCGCAAGCCATTTGTCCAAAGTGATTGGAGAGTCCTCAAAGATCGTCCCGACCTTGACCGAAAACTGTTTGCTACACGCTTTGCATCTCCAAATCTTGCGGGTGCTAACGTATGAGTGCTCTTTGCATCCACAGTGCGGGCAAACCACCCCATGAGGCCAACGTATATCGACAAGATATTGATGTGCGACCGCTTTGTCGGCAAAATACACGATGGCCTGTTGGAGTGTTTGGGGCTGCTCAGTCATTGGATTTCTCGTCCTTAACAAATCGGGTCAGGGCAATTTCGCCGATTCGATTCAGTGTGATCTCGGTTTCTGGATTTTTAGACCGCTCCCTGATTATGCGATCAAGCTCCCGCTTGAGTTCTTTTTTGACCCGGAACGGGCCGATGACAACGGTGTCGGGGTTAGGCATTGGGCGCCTCGATGGGCAGCGTATATCCAGTCGATTGTTGGATGATCGGGATAATCCGATTGAGCAACTCAAGCTCTTTACGCGTTGCCTTGATGACGCGATATTGCAGCAACACAAGACTCTCCCAGTTGAGGCCGTTGCCATCCTCCAGTACGATAACGGGTTGGTTGTAGGAGGATGCGGGGTGATCGGTAGTGATCGTTGCCTTGATGCGATGCGTTTTGCCATCGCCAAGCAAATCTGTGTAGACGAGCGTCATGGTTGTATCTCCTATGATAGTTGGTTAGTTAGACTCGCAATCGCCGTAGCAGTATGTGTGGCATTTTGGGCAATATCCGTTGTGCCCGCGGTTGCGCTTGTCTTGCTCTTGCAGTGCAAGCGTCTCGCTATTGTGCTCGGACTGTGCCGTCTCCTCGATTGTCAACGGGGCGTTGTTGCGGGGCTGTGCTACGGATTGACTCAGTTGATTGTACTCATCCTCGGTGATTGTCCACGCCAGATTGTCGCAACCCATAAACTGGCCGTCACTCTTACGACCATCGACCATTTTGCGTGCAATCCGCTCGTTAACGTCAACTGCGTCGTCAACGCTGACCATGCCGATTTTTCTGAACCATGCCTGATATTGGCGACCCTCGGTTGCGGTAAGTCTGCGAGCCGTGCAGATTGATGCTCCATATTGGTTGGCGATTTCGAGGGTTCGGAAAGTCTGGGATTTGGATTTTGTCATTGTCGTCTCCTTGGGTTGGTTGCTCATTGATTACACATACAATATAATACGCCTTAATACCAAAGTCAAGTTAAATCGCATGGATTGTAAAGATTACAAAACCACAGTGTATTAAGTATATAATTGCCTTATTATAACGGCAAGGAGGAGATAGAATGGACCGGGGACTTCGCATCTCAATCAGATTCGACTATAGAGAGGCTTTCGATAAACTTTTGAAACGGTTAGGTTTGTATTTATTCTCGATCGACCATAGGAATTGAGCATAGGATGAGTGCTCTGCAACTTGAATTGTTTGAGGAAACCAGAGGAGAGCTTTTGTTTTCACTCCTCTCTCCGCTCCGTCACCTGATGCGCACGGCGAATGCAGCGAACTACTTCGGCGAGGAGAAGGAGCGATACTTCTATCCGCTCAAGGCCTGGCTGCTAAAACGATTTGGAAAGTTCATCTGCTATGACACGCAGCGCATCAAGCAGCCGTGCTGGAGTTGCGACGGCACCGGCCGATGGCACTACTGGTACGACGATGGTGGAGAGTGGTGCTACAAGTGTCGCGGCACCGGAGTCTACGCCGTGAAATGGTATCTTCTCGAGCGATGGCTCCTTTGGGGAGACATCTATCACCGACCGGCATGGTGGCAGCCATGGAGGTTGGCGCCTATTCGTGCTCACTACAACGGTAAGTTGAAGCATCCGTCCATAGATCCGATCGTTGGCCATCGGGCACTTTCCTGGCTGCTCCTGATATTCAAACCTCGCTGGTACTTTCAACGTCTCGAGAAGTCCTTCCGGTTTGGGATGAGCAACTGGCATTGTAATGTCGTTTATTGGCGTTATGACAGAATCATCAAGCCGATCCTCGAGTACTGTGAGCTGATCGGCCTGCAAAGCGACATGCTTGAGCACGAAGGACCCTATGACTTCTGAGCTCGAATCCATCTATCCGATCTTAGTCAAGTATGCCCATCTCTATGCCAAAGTCTATGGCGAGAAATGGATGCCGACAAGCGAACACATTGGGCAGACGCTCACGCTATTGAAGAGTCCGGTGCCAGGTTTCGACGCCTACACGCCTAACGACATGACCGCTCGACTCGAGGTGTTCTTTAACACGAAGGAAGATTGGCTCGTCAGCTGCAAGCATAACTATTCTGTCTTCATCAGACACTTCCATCGATGGATTCCAAAGAAGGCAATGGTGATTCACCGGGTCAGCTTCGACACTACCGAGCCGGTGTGCCAAGACTGCGGCAACCCGGTCGAACGCGGCGGGATCTGTTTGAAATGCTACCCAATCTGCCAAAAATGTGGCAAGCAACACGCAGTTGAGGACAACTGCGCTGAGTTTGCCGAAAGGATGAACCGGATTCAATCGATGCTGTCGAATTCATCGCAACGATCTGGAAAAACCAAGGAACTGAGAGAACTTCTTTAATGCCGGACGTCACAAAAATCGCTCGACTCATATCGCTCTTACAGAAGATCGAGCAGCAGAAACGGCACATCGCAGTCAGTATTGATTGGGACGGCAAGAGGTTCCGATGGCGAGCGACCATCGGAGGTTTGGCCGCCGAAGAGTGGTCGCCGAGTCAGAATCTCCCTCCTTGCGAAATGACTGGAGATGAGATTGACTCGGGCGTTAGAAATTGTTAGATTCCAAGTAACAAAGGCACGGCGTTAGCCGGCGCCTCGGGGCAATCCAACTAGGAGCCCTGGATTAATTTTCAATTGTCGATTGACGATTGAGAATTGGTTCGGGGCTTTTTCTTTTTCGTCGGACCGGCATTCGTGTCGGTCCCCAAGTGAGGCACCGATGGCACGAAAACTTGAGCGACACGATGCAAAGCGGCTCTACTGTGAGGAGCTGAAGGAGATCCCCGAGATCTCAAAGATGCTCAACGTCCCGGAGAAGACCGTCTACCGCTGGAAGACGGAGGACAAGGAAGAGGGCACCGATTGGGACAAGGAGCGCGAGGAGATCCGGATGACGTCCTTCAGCGCGGCGAAGAGCATGCTCAGGGCCGTCGTCACCAGGTTGGACTCGATGGTGAAAGAAATCGGCGAGACGCACAAGATCAACCCTTCTGAGGTATACGCGCTGAGGCAACTCTTAAAGAGCGTGAAGGAAATTCAGAAGGACGTCGACGCCCTCGGCAACGTCATGCTCATGATGCAGGAGTTTACAGACTTCCTTGCAGCGCGCGATCCGGACATGCTGCAGAAACTTCATCCTTATCTCGTTGAGTTTGGCAACGAGATGAGTAAGAAATACGGCAGGAAATAACAACCGTCAACTGAAAGGATAACGGCATGCATTACAAAGATGGAACACCGGCAAATCTCGGAGATGTCGTTCGAGGTAAGGGATACAATGTGAAGTATGAGATCCAAGGCGTCGTTGTCAACTTGAATCCGGGTGAGGAGACGTGCAACATATCCGTGGCTCATGCGGTCCCGGCAACGCGAGAATTGCAAGGCTTCGTGCATCAGACGGCAGGTTACCACCAGGACCCGGTAGATCCGAATCTGCAGACCGTCTCGATCGGTCTCGCGACTATCTCAATCGAGCACGGTCAAACCGACGCATTCGAAAAGATTGCCTGACCCACAAAGACCTGAGAGTTTATGCCCTTAAGCCAGCGCGATTTTGAAAAACAATACGGCGACCTGATCAAGCGCATCCGGCAGGAGACGACCTCTTTCCCGAACGACAGCATTACTAAACGCGAGGCGCGCAAGAAGCGAGCGAAGGCGGACAAGTTCTTCTTCGCCGTCACTTACTTTCCTCACTACATCGACGTCAAGGAAGAGTATCGTGACTGCTGGAAGGACCCGGACGGCAAATATGACTGGGTCGACGCCGGCTTTGCTCCTTTCCATAAGGAACTCTTCGAATTCAGCGACCGCCTCCTGGTCCTCTCCATCATTGCCGGCTTCAGGGAATCTGCCAAGGATACATTGCTCGCCAAGATAGACGTCGCTCACAAGATCGTCTGCGAGGAGCGCTGGTTTATCCCGGTCATCTCGAAGACCCAGGACATCGCCGAGAGCAAGGTCATCCCGGTACGCCTCGAGTTCGAAGAGAACCGGCGATTGAAAAGTGACTTCGGAAATCTCAAAGGAAACATGGAGTGGGAGTCCGGGTCCTTCATCACGAAAAGCGGCAGGAAGATGAAGGGTTATGGTCGCGAGCAGAGCCTCCGGGGCCAGGAAAACTTCGGCCACCGGCTCGACCATATCATCCTGAACGACATCAGCGACCCGACGAAGCCCGACAGCCCGGCGCTTGTGCAGAAATATGTAGATTCCGTCAAGCAGGATGTCCTGAAATCAGTCAACTCTCCTCGTTGGAGTGCACTGCTGCTCTGCAACTGGACGATCAAAGGAGATGTGGTCGACGAACTCATCGCCGGCAAGAACACCGCTCACTATGAGAAGCACATCTACCGCGCACTGGTTCCGAACGAACTGGAGAGCAAGAGCGATCTGCAGATCGCCCAACAATGCCGCTCGGCCGGCTTCTCCGATCAAGCAAAGTCGGCATGGGAATATCGCCATCCAACTCTCCGGCTGTTGCAGGAGAAGAAGAACGACCCGGACGTCTTCGAACCCGAAATGATGATGCACCCGCGGAACCGGAAGGACCAGCGATTCAAGGACAACTATTTCCGGTACCACACAAAGCAGGATCTCGCAGGCAGGACGTATGTCAACTACACCTTCGTTGACCCGTCGGCAAAGGAAGCTGCCGATTACAAAGCCGTCGTCACCGTCGGCTTGGGGCTCAACGCCAAGGGCGACATTCATATTCCAGTCCGGCGTGCATCGATACAGCAACAATCAATCGATGAGATGATCCTGGAGACATATCGACAGAAAAACCTCTTCAATTCGAAGGTAGTTGGTGTTGAGACAAATGGCTTTCAGATCCTGCTCAAGCCGGAATATATGCGACTTCAGAAGAAGCATGGCCTTCTTCCGTTCCAGGAAATCGAGCACAAAGGAGAGAGCAAAGAGAGCCGCATCGAGCGGATCGTGCCGTTCGTGAAGGAGGGAACCGTCTCGTTCGATCTAGACGATCCTGACCAGGAGATCCTCATTCGACAGCTCAAAGCGTTTCCGAATGCCGGTCAGGTGGCCCAGGGGGGCCTTGGTGACGACGGTCCGGACTCGCTTGCGGGCTGCCTCGAGTTGATCGAGAAGTATCCGCACGCGGGCGAGGTGACATACAAGAGCCTGCGTAAACGCGAAGCGGTCTTCGAAGGGGGAACGTACTGATGGCCAATCGCCTCAAAGCCTTCGGTGTCGGGGTAATCTCTCTCTTCCGCCCTGTGGAGATCAAGAAGAAGAGGGGAAGAGCATGGATTAAGGGAACGAGCCACAAAGGTTTCCTTTTCTGGTTTCTCTCTCTCTTCTATGACATGCGGCAAAGGCGGAGCGGAAGAATATGGATACAGTTGAGGCAAAGAAAGTGAAAGACGTCCTCAAATATGGCGCGTGGATTGTTGTTGCGGTCGTCGCGCTGGTCTTTGGACTACGAATCGTAAATCTCTTCGAAGGCGATCACAGCGGGGAGCATACCGTCTTCACTCCCGCCGATTCCAATTTCGCCCAGGTCGTCAAAAAGGATTACAGGCCGGCCTCAACGCCGTTTGAACGTCCTTCAAAGCCTGTTGTGAAGTTGCCGAAAGGTGTCTCAGAGAGGGACGTGAAACGCCTCATAACGGTCACGAAGGAGACCCCGGCCGACAGCGCCGGCACGGTTCACATCGACACGACACAGATCATCGAGACTTTTGATGGTCAAGTATACGTGCCGAAAGAGGAAGGAAAAACGACAACGGTCCAGGAGACGCACTATACGCCTCCTATTTTCGCATTCGACTTATTCGGATCCGCCGGCATCACGGTCACGAGACGAGAGAATAAGGTTGTTGTCTCTCCATTGCTCGCTATCGCTCCGCTGCAGGTCCTTGGTCACGTTCAATTGCCGCTTATCGGCGCAGACTTTGAAGGCGTCGCTGCCGGCGCCGGCTATCGATACGACAAATTCATGCTCGGCCTTGTGGCCCATTGGAGCGGTAAAGATCTGAGTCGCTCCGTCAAACTAACCGTTCACTATTGCTTCGATTGACTATCATGGCAAAGAGAAAAGCATCACAGAAAAGACAAGCGCCGCTGACCGATCCGATCTCGATCGTCAGCCTCCTCGATCGTTATTCGACGTATCCGTCACGGGGACTCACACCGCAACGGCTCGCCTCTTTGATGCGTGACGCCGACAGCGGCGACATTACCCGTCAGATGGAACTGGCTGAGGAGATGTTGGAGAAGGATGGGTTGCTCACCGCGTTGAACTCAGGCCTACGTTTAGCAGTATCGAGGTTGCCCTACAGCATCATCCCGGCCTCCGATGACAAAATCCACGTTGACATCGCTGGTAAGGTCGACAAGATGATAAAGAAGGTCGGCGGCTGGAAGAACTCCATCGGGGATCTTGCAGACTGCTACTTCAAAGGCTTTGCCGCACTTCAAATTCCCTGGCAAGTAGTCGACCGCCAATATACCTTTGATCGGTTACGCTTCATCCATCAGAAAAAGTTCCGGTTCGGCAAGTTCAGTGAGTTCGACAGCGATCCCGACGACCTGCGTCTCATCCTGGACCCAAGACAGGTGGAAGCCCTCCGGGGCATCGTTCCCGAGTCTGAGCTCACCCGAGCGTCGTCGGAGGGAATCTCACTCGATGCCGATCCGCGATTGAGGCAGGGTTTCATCGTTTGTTCGTTCCGTCCTCGAGCCGGTGATCCGGCACGAACGAATCTCATCCGGCCGATCAGTTACCTCTTCATGTTCAAGAATTTCGACGTCAAATGGTGGATCCAGTTCGCGGAGGTCCAACTCGGATACCGGATTGGCAAATACGACTCGAACCAACCAGAGCAGAAAGCGCTCCTGGAGCAAGCGATCAGGGGCCTGGCAACTGATGCGGCCGCCGTCATCTCGAAAGAGAGTGAGATCAAGTTCGAAGAGATGCTGCAGAAGGCATCGAGTCACCAGGTTTACAAAGAGATAAAAGAGTTTTGTTCTGAGGAGATGATGCAGGTCTTCCTTGGACACACAGGAACTGCACAGAGCACACCTGGAAAACTCGGAAGCGAGAACGCAGCCGAGAGCGTCCTTCAGCAACGCATCGAAGCGCTCGCCGAAGCCGTCGATGAGTCAATCACAGACGACATCATTGTTCCTTACGTGGACCTGAACATTGGGCCGCAGGAGGAATATCCGTACTACAAGACTGCATCAGCCACATCTGAGGACCTGGATTACCTGGCCGGCCTCGTGATAAAAGTCCAACAGACTGGCTATCCAATCAGCAAGAAGTGGATGAAGGAACGGTTTGGAATCCCATTGCCAAACCCGAACGATCCCGAAGACGAAGTGCTGACGCCAATCCCCTTGCCCGGTCCGCAGGTCCAGGCTAAAGGGACGGCCGTCGTCGGCGAGAGTAAAAAAAAACTTCTCATAAAGCGATAGACGAACAATCCTACTCTGACCGGGTTGACGTTGTCACAGACAACGCAATCGAAGCGGCGGTCCCAATCTACGCTCCGCTCATCGAGCAGCTAAAATCAAGCATCGGTGAGGCAAAGGACTCTTCTGCGGCCATCGAACTCGTCGACAGTTATGGTCTAGACGAGCAATTCCTCACTCAATTCTCCAAGCACATCCTGGAATCACTTGAGACCGCTGAATCACTTGGCAGAAGCCTGGTCATCGAGACGGACCGGGTCCTCAGTTCTCAGCCGGTGACTGGAAGGTGGTTTATTTGCGACGACAAAGTCGTTCGAGTGGCCTTTGATCTGATCCCGGAAGAGGCATTGAAGTTCCTTCGTGAGAAGTCCCTGACGATCGCCGGCGTCGAATACAAGGAGCTGCTCAATGAGGTCAGAGATACAATCGTCCAAGGCATCAAAGAGGGTATTCCTTTCGATGAGTTGAAGGATCAAGTCAACACGCTCTTCGAGAGTTATGGGGTAACCCCACTGAATCCGGCGCATCTTGAAACGGTCTTCCGCACCAATCTCTTTACGTCGTATGCCGTCGGCCAGCTGGAACAGGCACAGTCGATGGCGGACCGCTTCCCGCTCTGGCGCTATTCAGCAATCAAGGACTCCAGAACCCGCCCAGATCATCTGGCTTTGGACGGAGAGATCTTTAGGGTTGGTGAAGGGCCTGTACCCCCGATCGATTACAACTGCCGATGCACGGCGATTTACCTCCACGTCTCACAGACCGAGAGTGTTGAACCTACCGACTGGGAGGGAGATCCAGACTTTGTCCGGTTCACGAGCAGAAAATCCTGGGAGAAGTGGAGGGATTCGAAGCGGGAGGTCCTGACGCCGGACGTTCAGCAGTGGATTGACGCCAATCTGTGACAGTACGGCAGAATATTTTCAGATTGGTACTGCCAAATTTAGCGCAAAAGAGGCCTGCATTGCAAATGGCAAGACGATTTTTAAGTGATTGAATTGCAATGGGTTAGTTTTTCGTCGCGCGTTTAATGTGCTACCTCGTTCCCGAAATTCCTCACTTTTTACCCATTCTTCTCATTCTTCGCGCGTTTAATGTGCTACCTCGATTTCCGGCAAGTCGCTAGAAAGCAATCAGATGCGGGCACTCGGGGGTTTTCTTCGTCGCGCGTTTAATGTAACCCCCTACAACAAGCAGGGTCAGCATTTGCACAATGTT